GTTTGTGTGGTGCGACGAGTTGGCCGCATTCAACTACCTCGGCCCGAACGAGGCGTGGGACAACATGATGCTTGGCCTGCGTATCAAGCCAGACGATAAGCCCCACAGCCAGCCTCGTGTCATTGTGACCACGACACCGCGCCCCAAGGACTTGATCCTCGATCTGGTAGGCCGTGAGGGTGACGATGTGGTGGTGTCCCGCGCCAGCACCTTCGACAACGCCAAGAACCTCGACAAGGCATTCCAGCGGCAGTTGGAGTCGTACAAGGGTTCCAAACTGTATGAGCAGGAGGTGCTAGGCCAGATCGTTGACCTCGAAGACGGCAAGGTGGTCAGCCGCGATATGTTCCGCCTCTGGCCTGCCAAGAAGCCCTTCCCCAAGTTCGAGTACATCGTCCAGTCCTATGACTGCGCCTTCAGTGAGAAGGAGCACAACGACCCGACGGCCATGACCACATGGGGTGTGTTCAAGCCGCAGGATGGCCCGATGTCTGTCCTGCTCATCGACTGCTGGGCTGAACACCTGTCATTCCCTAAACTCAAGCCCAAGGTGCTGGAGGAGTGGCGTGTGTCCTACGGTGAAGGACGGGACGCCAAGCGGCCAGACCTGATCCTCGTGGAGGACAAGGCGGCAGGCATTTCCCTGATTCAGGAGTTGCGCTATGCCCACCTGCCTGTGCGTGCGTATAACCCGGGTCGGGCTGACAAGATGCAGAGGCTACAGATCACCGCGTCGATCTTTGCGACTGGCCGTGTCTGGCTTCCTGAGTCCGACACCCACAAGGGCTATGTCAGGAGTTGGGCCGAGGGCTTCCTGTCCCAGATATGCGCGTTCCCTGATGCGGCACATGACGACTATGTGGACAGCGCGACGCAAGCGATTCGGTTACTGAAAGACATGAACTGGCTCGACATCAACCCAGAACCGCCCGATAATGACGATGATTATTTAGAATTCACTCAGGCAAAGCGGGTCAACCCGTATGCTGTGTAAGGAGCAATATGGCTGACCCAACCAAGGTGATCAAAGGCGGATTAAGCGCGGTGCGTAATGCAAGCCGTGCGGCTGATCAGGCGCTGGAGGCCAAGAGGCTGGCGCTGGAGGCGGCAAACCCTCCCATCAAGGCGTCAGAGGCTTACGGCCAGCACGAGGGCGCGTACATGAAGCCGATCTTCTATGACCGCATGAAGGTTGATCTGTCCAAGGGCAAGAAGGGTGGCCCCGGGTTCTCTGGCATCCAACTCGTTGACCCCAACTACGCCAATGCCAAAGCGGCGGCAGGCGTGACTGACCAGAAGATGGCAACGCGTATCCTGAACCGCAACAAGGCTGGTGTGCCCGCAGGTGCCAAGGTGATCTGGACGCCGTCGGTCGGTGGCCTCGAACAGCACAAGTCCAACTCCACCATGTTCGGTGAGTTCGCTGACATCTTTGCCAACCAGCGCAAAAATATGTCGAACGAAGAGATACAGAAGTTGAGCGACCGCGCCAGCAACGCGGTAAACAACAAGGGCGAGTTGATCTTCCCCAACGGTATTGATTTGGGTTCACGCAACTTCCGCCAAAAGGTTACGACCTATGACCAACGCGGCTTGATGGCTGACATCTTTGCTGGCCGTGGTGTGGGTGGCGAGAAGGGCCGCACGGTGCCTATGGAGGACTTGCTTGAGAAGAACCTCGACCCCAATGTGGCTGGCGCTGGCACGCTCGACTTGGGCAACAGGCTGTTCAGGCTTGAGGGCAATGTCATCGACCGCCCTGACCTGCACAGCGACTACCGCAAGATTCTGACTGGCGAAGACTTGAATGTGAACTACATCCCCGTGCCAATCAGGGATGTGTACAGCGACTGGGAAGCGCAGAAGAAACTGGAATTGGCCGCGCAGGGTAAGAACAGGGGCGTGACGCTGATGGACTACACGAAGAACGATCCCACGGTGCAGTTGACCGAGGCGCTGTTAACCAAGATGCAAAAGGCTGGACAGAAGAAGGGCGGCGTCGTCAGGAGCGAGGAGAGTCCAGAGGACATGGCTCGATTCCAAAAGCGGTATGCGATGCACAAGGCCATCGGTGGCCGTGTCAGCAGTAAGCCAGTGCATATGGTTGACGGTGGCAAGATGGCAAAGGGCATGATGAGCATCTTTGACAAGGCCAGCAAGGCCGCTGATGCCACGCTGGCTAGTAAGGCATTGCCTGCGGCAGAGCGCGACGCCAACCTTGCCAAGATGCTTGAGAAGAGCAAGGTCAAGAACAAGGCGTATCACGCAACAGATCAAGATGTGAAGCGGTTTGATCCAAAGGCAGACAGGCGCACAGAGAACAAATCCAACATCGCTGGGTGGATGACGAATGATCCAGAGTTTGCAAACGACTTTGCGTCGCAGAAGTTCAGGTACTGGAAGACCCGTGAAAGACCGTGGGAGCAAGACCCCAATGTGCCAGAGGGCGCGAACATCATGCCCGTGCATTTGTCGATTGAGAATCCTTTTTACGCCACTGACCTGATCAAGAATCTATCAGGCGAACTGAACATGGATGAGGCCAAGGCCGTGGCAAAGGCGCTAGGTGTTGGCGTTGATGAGTTGCTTGGCGACATCCCCAAGGCCATCAAGTACAAATCCACTGGCTACGAGCGTGAGCATACGCCTAGAGGGTTTGACCTTGTAAAGTCCAATGTGGCAACCGACGCAATGAAGCGACTAGGCCATGATGGCGTGATTGCAATTGAGAACGGCTCAGAGGTCTACGCGCCCTTCAAGGAAACGCAGATCAAGTCAGCCACAGGCAACCGTGGCACATACGACCTCAATGATCCTGACATCAACAAGGCCAACGGTGGCGCTATGCGTATGCCTGCCAAAAAGACTCAGAGTTTTATTGAGGGAACGACAGACGGTAAAAGTTTAAAGGACAGGCTTCGTCAGGCGGCTCCATTAAGCCCACTTGGTATAGGGTTGAACGCAGGCTATGCGGGGTATAAGTATTTGACGGGAGAAGACCCGCTTGAAGACTTGAGAAAAAAACTTGATGCCAAGATAAATCCAGACATTGATACAGGCGCTGAATCTGATCAGCAATTTGAGAAGTTTGCCAAGGGCGGTGCCGCTCGTGGGGAGTCGCCAGCAGACATGGCGCGTTTTCAGAAACGGTTTGCCATGCATAAAGCAATTGGCGGCTCGGTCAAGAAGCCCCAGAAGTTTGACGGCGGTGGCATTGCATCCCCAGAGGAAAGTTATGCCCCACCTGAAGGCGAGAGAACCAAGGCTGGCCTGATGGCTGAGTTCCTTGCAAAGATGGCAAAGGATCAAGGCAAAGAGGAGTTGTCCAGCCTAAAAAAGCCACGCGCCCTCACGGATTTGCTTAACCGTGGCGTGCTGGCGAACAACCCATTAAGCGCAGGCGTTGACCTTTTCAACATGGGCCTGAATGTTGTTGGCGCAGGGAGCGAGAAACCGTTTCTTGGGTCTGAACACTTGAAGGAACTGATGAACAAGACGGGCGTGACATCAGGCGAAGAGCGCCCCATGATGGAAACCGCGCTTAGTTTTGCCAGCCCCACGGCAATGATCAAGGGTGCTATGAAAGCAACAGATGCGGCAAAGAAAGCGCCTGAGTTGCTAAATAAAGCATCAAGCGCAATCAGTTCGAGTAAACTATCCCCTCTGGCAACAGAGGCGAAGACTGCATCGGCAGGGAAGCCAACAGGAGCAACATATGCTACAAAACAAGAAGGGCCATTTTTCAGAGTCAGCCCAACAACACTTGACACAAGTAAGGCAAAGACGCGAGGAATTAGAGAAGCGGATGAACTTCAAAGCCCAGCCCCTCTCGGAGGAGGAGCAGGATCAACTGGACGCGAAACTCCGCAACTCTTATCGTCAGAAGAGGTGGGTCGAATAATTGCTGACCCAGTTGCAAACGAGCCGCTGAACATTGCGAAGAAATACACGCAGGAGACTCAAGGCACTGACTTTGTTTTTCCTGACATTCCTGAGAGTTCGCTCGTTAAGCAATCAGCCATTGGCCGCACACAACAACTTGCGGTTGATGGATCGCCTGAGTACAAGACTGCGGTCTTTGATGCTTATGCCCAGCAGATGCCTGATGTGCTTGAAAAGGCTGGCGCAAAGAACTACGACGACCTGATGGAGAAGGCTTACCGCCAACTTGCAAAAGAGACCGACGACCAGTTCAAAGCCTTGCCCTACAACTTCTCATACCACCGCGCAGGCGAGGGCAACTACAACGGGGCTATGGATATGGCCTCGGATGTCCACGGCAACAAGCACCTGTATGTGTACCAAGGCGGTGACAAGCACGACTTCTTGAACCGCGTAGACCCAGCGTCTGGCCTGAACGAAAACGAGAAGTTCCGCGCAGTGCATGACCTGCTTGGTCACGCCATCTACGGCAACCAGTTTGGCCCCAAGGGTGAAGAGATGGCATGGGCCATCCACAGCCAGATGTACAGCCCGCTGGCAAGGCTTGCGATGACGGCGGAGACTCGTGGTCAAAATTCAATGGTCAACTACAGCCCATTGAACGCAAATTTGAAGGCCGAATTGGCAATGTATGACAGCATGGCAAACGAAGCCCGCAGGAAGGGTGACAAGGCTCTGCTAAATGAGATCATTGCGGCCAAGCGGCAAGCCTATTCAGGCTTTGAGTTCGCGCCCAACAAGGCCG